GAGAAAGATATTAGAGGAACAGGTAAAAGGCTAGGGATAGAATAAAAAAAACCCCCAGACTTAACTGAGGGTTTTAGTTTAAGAAGATTTATCTCTACTCTTTTTATATTCAAGCATAAGTTTTGAGTACTTGTATGCTTGATTTACAATCTCTTCTGATCGTAGATACTTTCCAGATCCTAGCAAACCCGACAGTGCAGCACCTGCAAAGTAATCCCTACTTGGTATATCACCAGTAGGAATCTCTTCTTTTATGAACTCTTGAGCTTCTTGTTCAAGGGTTTTTTTATTATCTTTACTCATTTATGTTTTTCAACCCACCTCTTACGAAGACGGTTTAAGTACCAGATAGCTTTGTCTATATCTTCTAGACCGTTCTTTTGTTCACACCTCCACATATACTTAAGAACGTTAGCAGCGTGAGGGGCAATAGCACCTGACATATTTTCTGTCATAGCTTCAATGGCTTCAATACACTCTAACTTTGACTGGTTGTAATGCACTGGTTTATTTACTGGATCAATACTCAAACACTCTCCACACTCATCATTATCATCTAAAAGGTTACCACACTTTTCGCAGTACCACGAACTTAGCTTTCCCCACTGCATTACTATTCCTTATCAATAATAATTAATTCTGCTTCAGTGTAGGGTATGTGATAGAATGTTTCTCGCCTGTCAACTCTTGCAAAGGAAGGTTTCTTAATAACATCATCAGTCATCTGAACCCCTTTTACTTTCCAAGCTTTAGTATATTCACAGTTGAGAACATAGAAAAACAAGTTGTCTATTTCATCTTGATACTTTTTAACTAATCTTTGTTTTCTTCCTGGGATTCTAACTTCTTCCCATTGAGAAGGCCATCGACTATCTGGTAATAAAGTAAACCCTCTATTACTTAAGTAGTCTTCACCCCACTGTGCTTTACGTTCAACCTCGTGGTAGTAAGTTTTACCATCTTTGATTGAAACAACATCAGCATTATAATCTTCTTCTGTTGATAGTATCTCATGCCCTTCTGATTTTAAATATTTTATAAGGGCTTGCTTTGAAGGTTCGTTGACCTCGTTATAAACATCTGCTCTAAATTTTCTTCTGTACATACTGCCTCCGTTTTAGCTCGCATAGTAGAAGTTGTTGCTCATAGTCAGACATTATAGGCCAATTCCTTATTTCGTCAATAGTTCTTTTACAAGCTAGACATAAACCATCATCACCTATCTCACAAACTTTTTCACAGGGTGAGGGAGTGCTCCCAAATCTAGGAGCAATCTCTCTTCTTACATGAGGAATACTCATTCACACTTACGAAGACCTGTTGCAGGATCAAAGTAGCAAGCACCACCTTCATCTACAAAGTCTTGTGTCTCCTCAATGACATCTTCATCTACTATTTCTTCAGATGAAGAAGAGCTAAGTATTCCCATACGTTTTCCTGACGCTCTGAAAGTTGTACATCCAGAAGCACCACCATCATAAGCATCCATGTAAATCTTTTTAAAGTCTTCCCAGGTTACATCATCACCAACATTACATGTTTTACTGCAAGCAGAGTCAACAAACTTAGAAGCAACATTAAGAACTTTAACATGGTCAAACACTGACAGTTCGTTAGCTGTCTTACCTTCTACTTTAAAGACACGGTAGCCGTAGTCTTCTACCCTCTCAGTTCTTTCACCGTCAAACTCTTGAATCTTTCTGTCATAAAAAAGATTGTAAGGTGGTTCAATACCAGAAGAAACATTGTCTGCTGACAAACTTATAGTTCCTGTTGGAGCTACAGATAACAAGTGACTGTTACGAATACCGTAGTTACTTATTAACTCTCGTATGTTATCTGGTAACGTCTTTGCAAAACCAGAGTCAAGATAAGCTTGAGTAAACAAAGGGAAAGCACCCTTCTCCATAGCAAGCTCAACAGAAGTTGTGTAAGCTACATCTCTTATAACGCCCATGATTTCTTCTAAAGTCTGCAAGAATCTTTCACTACCATAATGAAACCCTAGAGCTTCAATAGCGTTAGCAACACCAGTAACACCAAGACCCATACGCCTTTTGCTTTTAGCTTCTAGCTCTTGTTCTCTCAGTGGGTAGGTTGCCCTATCTACAACGTTGTCCATTGCTCTGACAACATGCGGAATGTCATTACGAAGTTGGTTCATGTTGAACACGTACTTACCATCGTGATCCACAACGTACTTAACCAAGTTAAAAGATCCAAGAAGACATGCACCGTTTGGAGGAAGGGGTTGTTCACCACAAGGATTTGTAGCCGCTATTTTTTCGCAGTAATGTAGATTGTTTTTGCTGTTGATCCTGTCAATAAAAAGGATACCAGGTTCAGCCCAATCCCAAGTACTTCTCATGATCTTATCCCAGAGAGCACGAGCATCGACTGTCTTACGTACCTCTCCGTTAAACACTAGATCAAAGTCAGTACCTTCTTTTACGGCTGTCATAAACTTGTCAGTAACACCAACACTAATATTAAAATCTGTGAGGGCAGTCATGTTGTTCTTAGCTGTAACAAACTCTTCAATGTCAGGATGATCAACACGTAAGACACCCATCTGTGCTCCACGTCTGTGACCTGCAGAAGCTATTGTCTTACAGACTGCATCAAAGATACCCATGAAAGATAAAGGACCAGAAGACTTTGACTCCAAAGATTTAATCATTGCACCACGAGGACGTAGGGTAGAGAAGTCGTATCCGATACCACCACCTAATCTCATTGTTTCCGCTGCACGTCTTGCGGCATCCATGATACCGTCCATGCTGTCCTCAATAGTTGTAGACACAAAACAGTTGTAAGGAGTTACACGTCTTGGTGCTCCCATAGCTGACTGAACACGCCCTGCAGGAAGGAAGCGTTGATTGTACAATATTGTTCTGAAGTTGTTGAAGTGACCTTCATTATCTTTAAGTGCTTCTGCAACACGAGTCATTGCATCTTTAAATGTTTCACCCTGCCCTCTATACTTCTCCTCGTGAATCCATTTTGAAACTTCTAGTGTTGGTCCATAGTCCTGTTCTACATTTGGTATGTTCATCTGTAATCTCCCGATCCTTTTAATTTTCCACGTTTCTCTCTACTGTCTAGCTTCTTCATGTTTTCTTTTATTACATCATCAAGCTTTATATCTAAATGATTTAGTAAGCCTATAAAATAAAAGAACATATCCCCTGCTTCCAGTGTAACACCTTGCTTATCTAAGGGTGTATCATCTCTCTTGTGTTTCTTTAACTTCTCAAAGAACTCTCCTGTCTCTCCTATCAAACCCATAGTATTCTCTAAGAATCTTTTATCGCCAGAGGTAATCATTTTATTTTCTACCCACTCAGCATAGTCCTCTAGATTAATTGGTTTGTTTTCCTCGAAAGCATCAAAGTATCCCATGTCTTCTAAGTCTTGGTGTGTTAGCATTATTTCTCCTTTGCATCTATTTCTATAATTTTAACATCGTCTAAATCATATATGGTGTCTTGAATCCTTTCTTCAAGACTCTTTTTTATACTGTCCGAAGCAATGAAGTTTGCTTCAGGATCTACATCTAATAGCATTGTCAATTCAAACAACACGAGAACCTCCAAGTTATACAAGGTAAATTTATTACGTCAATCTATTCTTTTGTCCAATTGTCAGGAATAGATTTGTCTGCGTATCGAAAGCCGTACTTCTTGCACCAGTCTCCGTAAGAAGACTTAGCACCTTTATAAAGCTTGGCTCTACTATTCTGAAAAACAAAACGAATATCTAGCTCAGGAAATTGTTTTGATATCTCTTTGTGTTTACGTCTATCATTAGCAACAAACCGTCCTTTTGTTTCAATGATAATACCGTTAGCTAAAACAAAGTCAGGTGTGTAAGTTCTAACTTTTATATCAACCCACTTGATTTTATTCTTTTCATATTCAAAGTCTATGTCTTTTGAACGTAGTTCTCTAGCAACATCATCCTCAAAACCTGAGCGATACCCTGCTTTTATTGCTGATGCTCTGTACTTATTCTTGGTCATGGTAAGTAAAATCTTCTGGAACATTGGGAGGTTTAACAACGTCAACCAAAAGCACGTCACCTGTCTTGTAAACAAAACGTCTTGTCTCAGGCCAACACTTCTTATTAAACTCACACCAACCACAAGAGGGATGAAGTTTTTTATTAGGACTTGTAGCTGACTGAGGTACTGGTTCGTATCCTTTATCAGGAATAATACCTGATACCATTGTCTTTGCTTGCTCTATTTCTTTTTCTTTTTGTTCTATCTCTTCAGAGAAGTCATACACATCTAAGCATATACCGCCCCCTACTTTATCAACAACAAGAAAAGCTCCGTG